GGTGATCAATAGATGTTTCAATTGGAGAGTCGCATTGGAGAATGGCTTGAGAAGAGCGGATATCGAAAAGACTTTGTTGCTAAGAAGTTAAATATAGGTGTACGTCAACTTGATAAGTACATAAAAGGAGACAGTTTCCCTTCTGTACCGCGTTTGTTTATGCTGGCGGAGTTGCTTAACTGCAAAGCAGATGATTTATATAGAAAAAAAGAGCCTACTCAAAGCGAGTAGGCTTCGTCTTATTTTATTTCTGCTTGTAACCCCGCCGTGTGGCGGGGATCAATCTGCAATGAAAACCGGATATCCTTTCTTTTTCAACTCCGCCGCAAGGCGTTCCGCGTTTTTTCTGTCACTGAATGCCCCGACTTGCACGCGGTAGAGTTTTCCGTCAGACACTTTTTGTTGTGGTTTTGCTTTTTGCGGCAATCCTAAAAATTTAGCGACACCTCGTGCGTGCGCTTCTCCTGCGGCTTTGAGAAACGCTTCATTTTTCAATAGCTTGGCATCGTTGCTGTCGATGAACAAGTTTTCGGTCAACACGGCAGGCATTTTTGTTTCTCGAAGTACTGCATAGTTCGCTCGCTTTTTTCCACGGTCTGTGATGTTTTCAAATTGTCGTATCGCTGATAGAATCTCGCCGTGCAACACATTTTGCAAAGCAACCGTTTTGGACGATACACCGCCATTGTAGACATATGTTTCAAACCCTGTACCCTTTCCAGCATTGATATGCACGCTGACAAATACGTCTGCACCCCATGCGTTTGCCATATCGGCGCGTTGGGACAACGTCAATGTTTGGTCTCCTGTACGAGTGACACGTTGTTCAAAGCCTGTGTAGTTAGCTTCGAGGTAGTCCATTGCGTACTCAACAATTAAGTGTGTCAAATCTTTCTCTTTCAGCCCATTCGCGACTGCCCCTGGGTCACTTCCGCCGTGTCCTTTGTCCAAAAAGATTTTTTTCATTTACGTTCCCCTCCTTTTTCAAGTGCATATTTGATGGCTGCTACAGAACCGATTCCGTAAAGTGCATATTTGAGTCCTGCAATTAAAACCTCAAAAGAAAAAGCGTTGTTCTCGAAAACAGAGAAAACAACGCCGAGTACAACTGCAACAATCGGGATATAGCGATTAGGAATGTTTGTTGCCTCGCGGATTGCGTAAAGTAAAACAGCTAGCGCCACATAAGCTGTAAATTCAATAGATAAGATTGCTTCCATTATTGCATTCCTCCTCGAAACATGAAAGTTAATAAAGCTCCTACAATACCACCAACAATTAAACGTAGAATCCAAGTTGTGTTGTTTTTGATGGCCGAAATATCTTCACGCATATCTTTGATGTTTGACTCTGCGACTGCTAAGCGTGTTTTTACATCCACCATGTCTGCCTCCAATTTTTGAATGCGTTGTTCCATCCACTCACAACCTTTCCGGAAAGAATACAAAAAGACAGTGAACTACCTCACTGTCTGCATTTTGACAAAAAAATAAAAACCCTTTTAAAGGATTTTACTTATAACCATCTTCTACCCAAATGGATAAACCACAATTTGAACAACGTAATCTTAAACCATTAGATAAGTCATCTAATGTTGCCTCTGTAACTTTTTCCCTACATAGAGGACAATAAATGTTTTGATAATCTTTTTCGTTATCTTCCATTTGGGCTTCACCTCTTTAAAAATTTCTTCTCAACCACTCTTTTGACTTATCATAAGTATCCTCTATTTCCTTTACAGCTTGAACTAAATGGTATTCATCATGGTTAAAATAAAATATCATCTCTTCAGGGTTAAAAGTTCTAAAAAAATCCTTAGGGTCAATGCCTAGTATCACGTTTAATGAAGACATAATATTCATATCTGCGAAATTTCTTCTTTCAGAACTTTCAGCCCATCGATCAATTCGTTCATCGTAATGTTCAATATGATTTCTAAATTTTCTATTCTTAATGTAAAGGTCTTCTATAATATTAAGTTCTTGTCTAAGCACCTCACCCCGTGATTGCAATTTTTCATCATTAGGATTAGGCCATAGGATTTTTGATAAATTTCCCGTATGCGTCAAAAAGCTATGAATGTAATAAAACGGGATATAATTGTTGATTAGCTCTAATTTTAAATTTGTCGATGATATTCGAATGTTGTTAAAAGCAAAAATAGCAAAGCGACACTGATTGTTCACTTCGTTTATAAAAACTCTTTTTAAATAATTGTCCATTATTTATCCCCCCTGACTTTTATTTTCGTCAAAAGGGATAAATATCCTGCCATTTATTTTCGAACAAAACAAAAAGCGCTCTATTCGCGCCTTTTGTTTTAGTTCCGTTATTTTAACTATGAAAGCGTCATTTTATTAAAATAAAAAGAGTGGGTCAAACCACTCTTCATACAGCATTATTAACTTCTAAATCTTTAATTCTTTTCGCCGGAACACCAGCATATAAACCATTCGGGGCACAATCTTTTGTAACAACTGAACCGGCTGCGATTATACACCCTTCCCCAATAGTAACTCCCGGTAGTATGATTGCGCGCGCACCTATCCAACAACCATCTTCAACCTTAATAGGTTTACCAACGCTTTTTCCGGCACGCCTTTTATTCGTTCCAATTTCATGAGTTGAAGAGCAAAACATGACTTCAAAACCTATATCACAATTATTCCCGATGGTTGTAGTAACATCGAAGAAACATCTACGGTTAACAAACGAATTAGACCCAATCGTTATGCTCTTCCACATAAAATAGGTTCCCGGCATAATGTTATTTGTTTTTATATTAAGACCACAAAGACGGTAAATTACACATCTTATTTTGTTAGGTAATAAATATGATGATGCGAATGAGTTTACTAACCAGTGCCAAATAACTCTCGTTAGATGTTTATAAATTTTTCTTATAAAACTCATCATTCTCACGTCCTTCCACCAAATCAAATTATACTTAATATATGATGGAAGGACAAGCGAATTTTTGAACTAACGGAAAATTTATAGAGCGCAAAACTGCTACTCACTTTGCAAATTAAAAATTCCTTGAAATTTCATACCATGCGCCTGCTGTATAGAGCAATCTTAATACCCCTTTATTCGGAATTGTTGCATTTACTGCACCTTTTAAATTTATTGTCGCTGTGTTAGAAATGGTTGTATTACCATTAAACGCGATGAGTGTAATCATTTGCCCCTCTGTTCCATTATTTATAGCCGTAATGGTTGTAGTTGATGGCTGGTTTAGATTGAATTGATTTGCTACCGACGCATCTAAAGTTGTATCCGTCGTACTTATAGTTGTTACACTCGTAATAGGAAAACTTCGGTTAATTTCTCTAATAGTCCCGCCGTATACCATGAAGGTAATACTACCGCCAGCCGGAATAGTAACCGCTGTTTCTCCTATTCCTTTTAGCACGACATTTGGGATTGATTTCGATATGGATGTGTTTGCATTATAGGAATATATAGTAACAAAACGAATGAGCGGGCTGTTTAAATCCTCGGTCGTGATAGATGTAATGGTTGTAGGCGTTTTATTAGCTAAAACAACAAGGTTTACACCTGAAATATCAATACTAGAACTGTTGTTCGTATATGATCTAAAACTGTTGACAAACACACCTTCTGTAATAGGTGAGAATACTCCTTCATTATTCATTCCATACGTGACAGAAGATGTATTTCCTTTTGTTTTCATCACATCACTTAATTTCTTCGTATATCCGGTAAATTGATTGCCGGAAATATTAATAGAACCACAAGTGGCAAATGTGTTAATGCCGACAGGCTCTAATGTCGAATATTTATTGCGTGAGTTGTTGCCCGAAATGTTAATAAAGGAACTGTCAACTATTTTAATTGCATACTCATTTGGGAACATAAAAGAATTATTGGATATACTTCCACAGAAGAAAGCGCAATTCTCCACTAAAACTCCTGTTTGGTTTTGAGTAACACTCGGGTTATCTTTCCAAGTCATGTTATTGTTATTAATATTAACAGTTGTACAGTTGGAAACACGAATCATTTCTTTTTTTGCCCAAGCTACATTGTTATTCGAAATAATTAAGTTTGAACCGTTTAAGCAATAAACTCCATGTTCCCCTGCTTCAAACAATTCATTTCCTTCGATGATGACCCAGTTAAACGTATCAATGTAGATATTTGTTTTTTCATTCCCTGTATGAGCGAAAAAGAACGTATTTCCTTTACATACAAGTCCGTCTAGTCCTTTTGCCCAAATGTGATACGTATTTCCGAATAATCCCGGCGCATTGTTTCGTGATTCATACATATTGTTGGAGAAGGTTACATCTCCTACTAGATATTTTATATTTGGGTCTTGTGGGTCAACCCAATCAACATATAAACCATAGTTGCAATCAACAAAATGGTTATTGATAATACGAATACGCGAACTATGTTGAAATTGCGGGATTGGTTCAAAATAAATAGCTTTTACGCAGTTTTTAAAACTTACATTTCTGATGGATAGGTTAAAAATCCATTTTACATTAATCCCGTTTCTAATCGTTTCCCCGTCGATTGTAATTCCTTCAATTCGAATGTTTCCTGTTCCACTAAAGCGGTCTTGCCCTGTCGTATCTTCTCCATAAAGATTAATTGTACCTTTCAGGATTCCCCCGCCGGTGATTGTGACATTCGATCTTGAAATAGTAAACGTACCTGTATAGACCTTTCCTTGCGGTAACACAATGTAGCCACCATCTGTTCCTAAACTATTCAACGCTCTTGTAAATCTTCCGCTATCGTCTGTTTCTCCTGTTAGGCGAGGAAAACTTTCAATATTTACACCTTGACCATTCGATAAAATTCCAATTTTATCGTCAATCTTATCGAAGTTCTCGTTAATTTCCACACGTTTGAAATAATCCGTTTCCGCCCACTTGTTAAGCCCGATATTCGGCGTCTGATACGTCGCCATATTATCGCTCTCCTTTCTCGAAATTAAAAAGCGTCAAGCACGAAGGCTCAACGCCATGTTGTGTTTTACTCAACGGTTGGTTTATTCCGATTTATATCCGAATCTATAGAAACGAATTGGAACGATTCTATTTCTGAAAACGGGATTACATCGATTTCGCTCCATGTATAAACCGGCGGAGCCGGCCACGCCTCTTCCATTTCACCCCAAGTGTATTTTGTATCGAGCTCCCCCCAATAGAAGTATGCATCCTCATATTCCCTCCATGGTGTATAACTGAACTTCAACTGAAAATCCGAATGTGACGGAAAATACTTGTCCAACTTTTCGGCAATCTCTTCTATATTTCTCGGTTTCCCTCGAACTTCAGTAATCAAAATATCCACTAGGAAATCATTGAATTGCTCAGTAATTTCACACCCATACCCGACTAACTCCTTAATCCGCTCATTGCGAAACGTCTGGACCGCGAGTATATCCATAATCCGCTTCCGGCGTTTTTCAATCGGATCGCCGCTTGAGCTTGGATCCCAATAATCGAGCCCCCATGTTGCTTCGTGGACAATAAATTGACGAAAAATATCCTGAATAATAGCTTGAAGCCGAGTAAATTCAGGAGCCAATGCCTGGCGAAGAGCTTTCATTTGCTTTATTCCTTCATAGTATGTTGGTACGTATGATGCCATATCTTTATATATATCCCGATCATAGCTGTAAAGCTCTAACGTCGAACCAACTCGAACTTGCGCCTTAATCCCTTTAAATTTCCACGTTTCTGCGTTGATAATGACTCGTCCGATCCCCTGTGCGGAGAGACGGACAAGCGAGCGTTTGATAAATTCTCGTGTTGTGACAGTTCCACTTGAAGTTATGTTTGCCTTTGTCTGAAAAATTCTAGAGAACGACCTAGTAGTCACATTGCCGACTCCTAGAATGCTCGTGCCAGTCCGTTTTACGGTTATAACTTTAGCTTGGATCGTCCCTCTTCCCGTTACGTTCGACTGAATGTTGTATAGAGCCATGTCTCACACTCCTACTAGGCGAGTGTGATCGAGATGTCGCCGGCATTAATTTTAAGCTGGTCGTTCGTGCTGATCGTTTTTGGCGTTGTGACGGCTCCATAAAAAAGCAAATTGCCTCCCGTTGCAGCATCTAAAATGCCGATATGCGTCACTGTTCCCCAGTTGGCCGTCGCGACCGGGAACAGGATTTCATTGCTGTTCGATACCATTCCATCGCTTGGAGCGCTGAATGTGATTTGCTGACGTTGATATGATCCGCCAGTGACCTCTGTGCCTGTGTTGGCGTCTGTCGGATCGCTAGTATATAACGCTAAATACACGGCCGACGGCGATGTGTATGGCGTGTTTCGCAAAACCGCATTGATTAACGCGTTTTCTAAGTAATTTGAAATAGCACTCATAAAAAATCCCTCCTACAATAATGATACTCGGCCAAGAACAGCAATCTCATCGCCATTGATCCGAATGTTTCCAGTACCACCGTTGATTTTTAGATTTTCGTAGTCCAAAACATACTCAGCATTTAAAATGGCCTCACCGACTTTGGCGTAGCGAACAATCTGTTCGAAAAAGGCCACGTTTAGTAAATAGTCGTTAATGGAGTTTTTGATTTGCTGCAAAGCTGTTTCTACATCGCTCTGCCCATTCAACGTGACTTTCACGTCGATATCGATGCTGACCTCTCTCGCCCCATCGACCGTGACATCGGCCAATATCGGGCGTTTAGCCTCAATGTTCTCTTTCACTTTTGCGATCGTCTGCGGGCTCGGCGACTTCTTTTGGTCCGTAATAACAACAACACGAACCGTTCCGGGGCCGTTCCATCGGCGAAATACCCGAACGTAGCCGATGCCGGGCACTTCTTTTGCCCATCGGATGTAGTCTGCATCGTTGCCGCTCGAGGATGGCATGGAGATTCGTTCGAAATAACGTTGTCTCAATGCATCATCATCTTCTTCATCTTCGCCTGGAATAAGAATATCTGATAACACTGCTGTTCCTAGTTCTTCAATTGGTTCGATCGGAAGGAGCTTTCCAAACCCTTGATTTCCTAGACTTCCCGCTGTCTCTGCTTGCATACGGTACTGACCTTCTCTAATTTTTTCAATAGCCACATACACCATATCATTATCATTAAGTCTAAATCGACTTCCGATAGGTACATCAAATGGCACCCCGTTTAAATCTGTAAATATACCTTTTCTAACAGCCGATGTTGCCTTTTTTCTGTATACACCAAAATTAGTTGCTATTCGATCTAAATACTCTCCACTTGACGTTTTGCTAAAAGTTAGCCGTAAAATTGTATTTAACTCCATATATACTTGCGCCAATTCTATCGCGGCTGGAGCTAAAGCGTCATAAATAATTGAACCTTCACGTTTGTCTATATCATTTGGTACACGATTAAGCATACGTCCTAAAATTGTTTCAAACGTCTGATTTTCAAACAACACCGTTCACCTCTTTCGACAGTTCGATTTTTCCATAAACGGTGTAACACACGATTTTCGCAACGGCTGAATCACCAGAAAATTGAACCGTCACATCTACATCTGTTACTCGCTCATCCTGCAATACAGCTTCCTTAATTCGTCTTGGCAATTCTGCTTGAACGAATAATCTTTCTTTTCCGATCAAGTTTTCAAAGCCATAGTTATCGCTATAAATCAAATATTTAAAGCGATCGGTACTCAGCATTTTAAAGATAGATTGTTTAATCGCTTCTACTCCATCAATCATTCCACCACATTGTCCATTCTCTAAATCAAGTCTGTATGTCTTTGATGGGATAGATGACGGCTCAATCACTTCCGCTTCTTCGATTGTGATGTTTTCAGATGGAAGTACCATCATTTCACCACCTTATCTAAAACAACA